TATAGATACTGTAAGAAAAAGTACAATGCAAGACGCTCAATACTTAAATGGGTACAGTACATGTCTTTATATAGAACCACTAGAGGGAGAAAACACATGATAAATTGGGATAAGATTAAATTTGAAATGTGGAATAAACGATTTGGTGAAGGAACAAACTTTGACTTAGACTATGGTAAATTACTTATTATTGGTCTATTAGTCTATCATATCTTTTTTCAGGGATAAAATGGCAGCTCGTGTAGACAAAGCAAAAATGCCTTGCAATAAGCCAAAGCGAACTCCTGACCATCCTACTAAATCACATATAGTAAAAGCATGTGAGGGTGGTAAGGAAAAAATAATACGCTTTGGTCAGCAAGGTAAAAAAGTTGGAGAACTAAAAGGAACAGCAGGTAAACCTAAAGCAGGGGAGTCTGCTCGTATGAAAGCAAAAAGAAAATCATTTAAAGCAAGGCACGGCAAAAATATTGCTAAAGGCAAAATGTCAGCAGCGTATTGGGCAGATAGGGTTAAATGGTAATATGGCATTAAAAAAATCACAAAGGTCACTAAAAGCATGGAGCAAACAAAAATGGCGAACGAAATCTGGAAAGCCCTCATCAAAAACTGGAGAGCGATACTTGCCAGAGAAAGCAATAAAGTCATTGACACCTGCCCAGTATGCGGCAACGACAAAAGCAAAACGGCAAGGAACAAAGCAGGGCAAACAGTTTGTGAAGCAACCGAAAACGATTGCAAGTAAAACATCACGATTTAGAAAATTTTCGTGATAATAAAGATAATAAAAGGCATAACCTATTTAGTAACTGCATTAATAATTTTTATTATAGTATATGCAATTGCAATGGGATTATTAAATGATATTTGTAATTGTGCTAATGACTATGCACTAACAAATTTATGGCGATAAAAAATAAAATAAATTAATTGATTTCCCCACCATTTGTAAATAAACAAAGGAGAAAGTATTGAAACAATTATTACTTAATAGAAGAACATTTAACATTGGAAGTGCAGCAATTTTAGGTGCATTTACATCCTTTCCTACATTAGCAGGAACAAAAATAAAAGTGGCAGGTATTTATACAGTACCAACACAACAAAAGTGGGTAGCACGATTACACCTAGCATTAGATGCAGCGTCAAAACGTGGTGAAATAGATTATGTATATTCTGAAAGTACAGCAAATACGGACTATGTACGAGTGATGAGAGACTACTGTGCACAGGGTGTTCAGTTAATAGTTGGAGAAGCATTTGGAATAAGTAAAGAAGCAAGGAAAGTTGCTGATGATTATCCTGAAATAGCATTTCTCATGGGTGACCCATTTAAACCTCATGGAAATAACTTTGCTGTATTTGATAATTATATTCATGAACCTTGTTATTTGATGGGTATTTTAGCAGGACACATGACAAAATCTAATAAGATTGGCATGGTAGGTGGTTACGCTATTGGTGAAGTTAATAGATTATTTCATGCTTTTATGAACGGTGCAAGGTCTGTTAATTCTGACGTAGAATTTAAAGTTACCTTTATTGGTTCATGGTATGACCCACCAAAAGCAAAAGAAGCAACCTTTGCTCAAATAGAGTCAGGTGTTGACATTATGTACGCTGAAAGAGCAGGTGTTGTAGATGCCTGTAAAGAAAAAGGTATACTAGCTTTTGGTAATGTTAATGACATGAACAAAGAAGAAAATGGCACAGACGTAGTTGTTACTTCAGCGTTATGGCATATGGAAGGTGCAATTAATAGTGCAATTGAAAAAGTAAAAGCAGGAACATTTTCTGCTGAAGAATATCATGATTGGACTATGATGGCAAAAGGTGGAGCATCTTTAGCTCCGTACTATGAATTTGCAAACAGAGTTCCTGTTGCAACTTTAAAAGCTGATATATCTGCTTTAGCTGAAGACATTAAAGCAGGAAAGTTCGTGGTTGAAATTATTGATGACGAACCAAAGTCAACATTCTAAGGAGACAAAATAAATGCTTGGACTAAGCACATTATTAGGACCTATTAGCGACCTTGCAGGAACATGGCTGCAGGGTCGTGTTGACAAAGCAAAAGCTGAGTCAGAAGTAAAAGTTGCAAGGGCAAAAGCTGAAGCAAAAGTATATGAGACAGAAGCAACGTCTTCTATGCTTATGGAACAGAGCCTGACTAGCCAAATGGCAGGTTCGTGGAAGGATGAGTTTTGGACTATTATTTTTGGTGGTATATTAGTAGGTTGCTTTCTGCCGTGGACACAGCCTTACGTTAAAGAAGGTTTTGACTTTCTAAATGCCAACACACCGACATGGTTTGCTAATTGTTTATACATTAGTATTGGAGCTTCTTTTGGTTACAGGTTTGGTAAGCAAGGCTTACAAATTATGAACAAGAAAAAGTAAGCAATTATGTCTGACTCAAAAGATTTAATTCCTGATAAGGAAGCGTATCAGACAAACAAAAGGAGAATGGCATGGGTTTTAATTATTCTTATGGGTATTACTACTATAGTGACCCTGCTTTATCCAGACAGATTAGCCGAAGCCGAGAGTATACTTATGACACAATACATAAGTATGTGTGGACTAGTAGGAGCATATTTTGGTTTTAGTGCCATAAGTGGAAGGAAATAACGTGGAATCATTTTTAGATAGACTACAAGAAGAACTTACAGTAGATGAAGGATGCAAGTATGAAATTTACCTTGACCATTTGGGATTACCTACGTTCGGAATCGGACACCTTATTAAAGAACAAGACCCTGAACACGGAAGACCAGTCGGAACAAAAGTGGATGAAATACGAGTTAGCGAATGTTTTAACCAAGACATTATGGTTACGTTACAGGACTGCAAAAATGTATTTGAAGACTTTGATGCGTTACCTCAAGAGGTAAGACTTATTGTTGCAAATATGATATTTAATTTAGGCAGACCACGATTTTTAGGTTTTAAGAAATGTATTCAAGCTATCAAAGATGGTGATTGGTTTGAAGCGTCAGTACAAATGCAGGATTCAAGATGGTACAAACAAGTCACAAACAGAGCACAAAGGCTCGTAGACCGAATGAGAGCAATAGATTCGTAACACAAGAATTAATTAGGCAACAGCAAAGAGCAAAACATAAAAAAGTTTTGCATGAATTTTTTAAACCAAGAATTATAGAGTTTATAAAAATATAAGGAAAAAAAAATGACAAACCCAAAAAATATTACAACAGCAATGTTTAATGCGATTAATAATTTAACAAAGCCTATGCAGATAAAAGTTTTAAAAAAATTAGGTATATATGTTCCTAAAGATGCTCCCGGAAGAACTGCTAAAGGTGCAGGTATAACTGTAGGTAAGATACGAGTTGCAGCTAAAGAAGCATCAGATCAATGGAAAGGAGCAGTAAAAGGAGTTGGCACATCTGCTGCTGTTGTTGCAAGTTATTCTGCTAGTGATTTTATAAATGATTTACTTGGTATTACAAAAATGGGAGATTCTGATTTAAAAGCTGATAATTTACGATCTGAAAATATTAAAAGGGGTAAATTAAAATCAGAATCATTAAAAAAAAGCACCGTAAAACCACCTCCATCTAAACCTAAAACATATAAAACTATAGATGGAAAAGTTTTAACTGAAAAACAATATTTAAAATACCTAGATGAAAAACAAGATATTACAGCTAAAAATAAAAAAATTTTAAAAGAAATAACAGGCAATAAAGGCAATAAAGGTATGCTAGTAAACAATAAAAAAAGATTTGGAAATATGGATTATAGAAAAGGTGGAATGGTAATAAAATAATGGCTAGACAACTTACAGAACGACAACAAAAGTTTATGGATGTATTATTTGCAGAAGCAAATGGAAATATTGCTAATGCAAAAATTATTGCAGGATATTCTCCTAACACCAACAATCAAGAAATAATAAAATCTTTGCGTGACGAAATTATGGATGCAACACAAATGTTTTTAGCAGGAAGTGCACCACGTGCAGCGTTTGCTATGGTTAATGGCTTAGATGACCCAACTGAATTGGGCATTAAAGAAAAACTAATGGCAGCAAAAGAATTGCTTGATAGGACAGGTTTAGTAAAAACTGAAAAAGTTCAAGTTGAAGCATCAGGGGGTGTTATGTTAATGCCACCTAAAAATATAGTAGAAGATAATTAATGCCACGTATTTTAGATAGGTTAGTATCTCAATTAAAAAATAAAGGATACAATCAAAAAAAATCTTATGCAATAGCTACAAGTAAATTACAGAAAGCAGGGCATTTAAAAAAAGGAACAAATACAGCTACATTAAAAGGTAAACTAGCAGGTGCAAAAACTCCTGCTCAAAGAGCAATACAACGTGCTGTAAAACTTTCAGGAAAATCACCAAA